GCTCTGCCCCAACTTGCTAGCATCTTTTTTAGGTCTTGGCTCATCTGTTCCTCCTAGTAATGGGATGTTAAAAAACTTCGAATCCGTGTCGCCAGCCTTTGTAAAACTGACATGGATGTGCTTTGTGTGCGGATTGACTCCGCTGTATTTTTTCCAGCGCCAGAGGCTTCGAGCGCTTGCAATCTTGTGATTAAAGATGACATATGCAATGCGTTTATCTGACTTGGCTGCAATTCGAATCTGGTCGGCAACGTAAGCAGCTGTGGAGGCTTGTTTGTCGAAATCAGCATCGAGATCGATAGCCCGGACATACCCTGAATCAGGGTCAGGGTTATGATCGCTCTTTCGGGTTGAGTGCTTGAGGTCGCCGTAAGTCCCGTCCGAGTCACGCTTGCGATCTGGATAAGCATCGTCTGCCTGTTCTCTTAGTTGGACAACCGATTTCGATAAACGGGGTTTCATTAAAGCCCAAGAGCCTTCAAATCATCTGTCGTTAATCCGAGTGCCGCTAATTTTGCCTGAGCAGCTTCTTTAGCTGCATCAATCTGTGCATTCTCATTTTCGACTTTAATTTGATCTAAACGCATTTTAACCCAGTCATTCATGGTTTTGTCATATTCAATAGCATCTAACAAAATTGCTTCACCATTAATTGTTGATGTAATTGTTGGATTGTCCGCTTTAAATTGTGCGATAAGTTCATTTTTTGTCATGATTATGCCTCCTCATAAACGCCAGTGATTTGGATTACATCGTCAGTTCCCCAAGTGAATGGAACTGTTGTGTCTGTACCTGTACGACTTGCATAAGTACCATTTGTTAGCATTGCAAAGACATCGCCTTGCGTGCTGGTTAATTCAGTTGCACCAAAGTAGATATCTACACCAGCCTTTAGAAATGCTGTAAAGCAATACTGTTCAATGTTCAAAGTTGTGTTTTTTGGAGTTTTTGGCAATGAAAACCTGATTCTTCCAGTTACTGATGAGGTTGAACCTAATTGAATACCCAAAGTAAAAGTCACAAACTTTCCGCTTGTACCGTAACGAGCAACCAAAGTTCCATTTCCGAGAGTAAACCCGGTATAGGTTGGAGTCCAAGTTGTATAAGTAACCTCGCCACCTGCAACGGTTGTCCATGCTGGCACTCCACCCGATACTGTTAAAACCTGACCTGCTGATCCAATACCTAAACGAGTATTAGTATTTGCAGTCGATGAACGGTATTCGATATCACCAAGGGTAGTAGATGGATTTAGGGCTTTCGTTGTCGTGTCAACAGAGGAGCCAAGCGTACGGATAGCAGCTGCGCCATCTTTTACAAGACTTGTATCGTCCGGGGTTGTCCACCCATAATTTGTTGTCGTTGCCATTACGCTACTGCTCCTATCGCATTATTCCATGTAAGTATAGCCGATAAAGTATTCCAAGCCTCAGAGGCTGAAACCTGATCCCAGCGGATTGCCACTTGGGAAAATTCAATTGGGGTTGCATTAATAGTCAGATCAACCCGGTTATAACCAGCCCTAAAAGTAAAGCCTTCAACATACCCTTCAAATTCTCCATCATTTATGTTTGATGGCAAATTGGTAATTTTTATTGGCTGACCCATAAATATACCAATAAGAGCATTTCGATCTGCATCATCAATTTCATTATTACCTAATGGAAAGGTAATCGAGTCAAACTTGGCGCGAGGATAAGCCTTGAGTGCTAGGCGACGATCAGCAACGGATTGCGCATCTGCTGCGCCATGGATCACTGTATTGATTGATTCTGCATATCTGCCAAAAGTAGCGATTGACGTGTTATCAATAGCAGTTTTTTGCGATCCATAACCAGCGCCATAATTTAAAGTAATATCATTTCTTAAATCACCGGATTGAGTAATCGATCTCAGTCCAGCAGCGTAGGCGGTATTGGCATCTAATTCTGTGTATCCATTTGCAGCAAGATAATCCTGGCGATGCGTTGAATCCGCGTAGCAAATTCTGCCAGATCCATCCTCATAAAGTTGACCTAAAGCGGATTGGGCAATAAGAGCTGCAAGAGTGTAACGATCTACAACAGGCTGAGATGATGGACGCGATTGACAAGTGTAATTGCCTGGACGATCAATCTCTCCAAGACCGACATTTTCCGCATTTGCCCAAGTAGTTATTGAATCATAAGCGGACCAAATCAAAGCCGGTGCGACTTCGTTCCAACTATTGACCAGCAAATCTGCAATAAGTGCATAAATCTGATCTCCATCCTCATCCTGCGACAAGGTGTCTGTCCAAGTAGATTTTGCTAATCTTGATAATGCTCCCACAGCGGTGACGTTGGCAGCTGTAGTAAATCCAGTTGATCCAGCCTGAATAACCTCAATACTGAAATCTGTGATGAAACCACCAAAAATAGGTACATAAGTACCGAATGAATTTTGCAGTTCTATCGTTAGTGAATCTGTTACTTTAAAATCAAATGCCTGGTTGTTTAAATTGACCAATTGGATATTGCAATAACCTGCTTGAGCCTGTTGCTCAATAGTTGTGCGACCGCTGGTAATGGTGAGATTTGCAATTGTGGTATTTGCATAGTTTTCGCCAGTCCCATTAATAAGGACTTTCCAAACAGGAGTCCAGTTACTCATATTGCCAGCAAACTGGTCGATCCGTTAGTGCCTCGCAAATTAGAGGATTGAATGATATCTACGATCTGACGAGCAACGCCTTCCTTATCCAAGGCTCCCGATACGTTGATGTTATAAGTATCGCCACTATCGCGCGCTTCTGCCATACGGAAAGATCCAACGTTAAATGATCCAGCGACCGTTGAGGCAGCTGCTGTTGCTGCAACCGTTGAAGCTGCTGCAGCGCTTGAAGTGCTTGTGCCAGATGTTGTACCAGTCGCCGAAATAGTAGGGGCGGTGTAAGTCGGGGTTGATACTTTAGGCGCTGAAACTGTAGGACTCGTGAATGAAGGCTTTGAAATAGTTGGAATATTTGGTAATAAAGGTACTGAGTTGTAAGCCTTAATCATGGCGTTAATGCCATCAATGGCGCCAGATACAAGGGTACGAATCACGTTAATAATTCCGCCTACAATATCGACAACTCCACCGGCTACCTTAGCCACAAATGAAATGGCGCCAGCAAGAGCAACGGTAAATACTGGAACAATATAATCTACGATAAAGTTACCAAGTGCCTGAAATGAATCTTTGTTACGGTCGATTGCATCTTTTAATGGATCAAATAATTTGATAAATCTCTGAAAGTTGGGAACAACTTTATCCACAATGATTGCAATAAGTTTTTCAATGATCGGAAGCAACTGATAACCGATTGCTTCAACTCCTTCATCAAATGCAATCTTGAGACGATCTACGCGTCCGTGAAAGGTCTCAGCGTTTTTAGCAGCTGCGCCACCAAATAGATCAGATAACTTTGTTTGCACATCCGTAAATGACATTGCTTTTAATTCAGCGCTTGAAAGTCCAACGCCTAATTTGCCAAGAGCTGCAGTATTACCGTCGTAAGCCTTACCCAAGGCATTTGCTACGCCTTCAAGTGGCTTACCGGTCTGGGTCGAGATATCAAGAGCAAGAGCCAATAACTCCTGAGCCTTGCTAGTTGAATTTGTGCTTAAAGCCAAGCGAGCAAGAGCAGGACGTAAAGAATCATCCGCCACGCCTGTAGCGCGTGCCATCTTGTCAATCGAATCCTCAGTAGCAGCAATTTGAGCCTTTGTTGCTCCTGTAGCGTTTTCCAACGCTGAGGCTAATCTGACTTGGCTTTGTTCATCTGCCAGCGCTGCTTTAACTCCGTCAACGCCGATTTTAACTGCGTATGCTCCAGCAGCTGCAGCAGCAGCTAAAAATGCAGCCCCGGCTACTTTGCCAAACTTCTCTAATTGCGTTGCTGAATTTTCAACGTCGCCGTTAGCTGCTTTTAACTTCTTATTGAGATCATCGACGTCAGCAAGAATCGAGAGTTTGAGGGTTCTATTACCTGCCATTAATCCCACTCCTTCAATATCTTGCTAAATGCTTCTTCCCACTTTTGTACCAACTGAGGCTGAATCTGACGTAAGGTCGGATAGATAAAGTAACCTGAATTTCCTCTGCCTTTGTTTGGTGTTCGCTTAGGGAACTGCTTAAATCGATTAGATCCAAATTCCATTCCATAAAGTAAATCTAAAGTTGAACCGCCACCGCTAAACTTTTGACGTGCAAAGCCATAACTAAACTCGCCAAGTTTGGAAGTTTTGCTTACCTTAACTCCGTCAGCAATACGGCGAGCAGCAGTGCCTGAAACCGTGCGAGTCGCTGCTGCGACCTTAATTTGTCCAGCAGCATACTCAGCAAGATTAGAACTTTCCGCTTTAGCAGCTTCAACGGCTTCATCTGACATACCTTTGAAAGCCCTGGCAATACCGCGTAAATCTGATTTGTCATAAGCGATCTTGACTTCATTTGCCATCCGATCGCTCCTTTAAAATCTCGATTGCCGTTAAAACATCCTCAGCCGTGTCCCAATACTGCATAGGAATCCCCGTCTCTATCGCTAGAGTTACGAGGATCCGACCTATGCTTCCGGCTGGATAACTTTTGGGTTATCGTCTCCGACTGTTACATCAGCAACTGTTTCAGACCAGATTTCGTAAGACTTAGTTGGTTTCCCGGTGTTTTCACGCTTGTAAGCATTATACGCCAAGAACATTAAATCCCAGATGCCGATCTGTCCATTTGCTTGGGAAATAACCTTTCCGGTTGTTTTTTCCCATTTAGCCCATTCAGGAGGCTGAGCAGTATAAGTTGCTTGTTCGCCTGAGTTATATTCAATTGTGATTGGTAATTTCATCTTTGCTCCCGTTGTTAGATTTTAACTGAATGTGTCTGCTGGTGTTCCAACTACTGTAAGCGCCCAAGTATCTGTCTGCGCTCCTGGTGCTGCGCCTCCAACTGTTGGAAATACTGGCAACACGTTACAAGCAAATACTGCGCCTGTAGTTGCTGTTAGTGAAACTGCAAGCGTTGTGTTTGGTGCAGTATCAGCTGCAGTCCACATTGCTTCAAATAATGATGATGCAACACCCCAGTCCGCAAGTAACTCTACATTGAGAGTCCAAAGATCGTCTGTGTGCTTAAAAGCCTTACCATCGAGAGTTTGGTAGATATCGATAGTTGGTGAGTTTACAAGAGTCACGCTAGTTGTCTGAGCATCGTAGTTTACTGTTGCGATGGTTAGAACGAGGTCGCGACCCGTAATGACTGTTGTTGGCATTATTGGTTCTCCTTATGCTGTCTGCGTATACCAAGTGGATACGCGTATGTCCGCGACTAGCAAGTTACTAGCGCCTACTTGTGTGACTGTTGGTCGATCAACTACCTGGAGTTCATATCCAGCCGGTATAACCGCCACAACACTTGTTATTAACTGCTCGATGTTATCAAGCGAGGCTGGGTTGCTATTATAAGCAACGCAGCAGGTGATCGTGTAATTTAACTTGCATCGAAAGGTGCTCTTGCCGATTGTCTCAAACTCCATGTAGGGAGAATCCGGAACGACGACAACAGCTGGAACTGGAACTGACTCTGGAACGTAACTAAATACGTTTGCAGAGACTCCAGCAAGAGCTGTGGCAAGAGGAGTACGAACCGCTGAAAGAATAGTGCTCGGCATTATTGAGCCATTGTTTCAACATCGATATAAGGTCCAAGCAGACCTACGACACGATTAAACAAGCTGCGCCCCATACGGTAAGGGCTTGGCGTAAAATCCACGCCTTCAATCTGTCCGCCTGGAGCAGTACGAGATTGGAAAACTTCAACTGAAACTACGATGATCGCGGATTCGACCGCAGCAACGCCGACATATGTAGCAGCGCCTGTAAGTGTTGCGGATCCGCTAGGGATGACATTGCGTTCAAGGACATCGGCATTAGTAATGTTTGCTGTAAATGTGTATTCATCGACATCAGCATTGACTGTTCGAGTGCCGTTAAATGGTGTTCCGCATCCGGCGATGACAACTGATTGTCCTTCGGTGAACTCATGAATGCCTACTGTCGTAAAGGTCGCGATATTATCACTCAGCGAAACCTTGGCGACTGGTGATGCAAAAGTTGTAAGTAAAGGCAAGATAACTGCCTCAGATGTATCAATAATGTCGTTCAAATATGCATCTGAATAAAGAGCAGACGAAACGCCAAGCACCGATCTCAACTCTGACGCTGTGATAATACTTGGCATTTCATCCTCTCTAAACTGCTGCCGGGGAGATCGGGAGCAACCCCCCCGGCATGATTAAGTGTGCTATTAAGCGACTGTCAACTTGCGGAACGCTGTTGGGTAG